GATGCAGCCAGTTGAAGGCGACGCACGCGGGCTCGTGTGCGTCGGGCCGAATGGCGGACCCGTTGCGTTGACGCACTGGTCGTTCGGACAGTTCGCGGGGCTTGCGGGTTCGCCCGCTGGTTATCTGCGGGAGCTCCCGGCGCCGCTGGCGGCTGATTGCCTCAACTACGGGATGCACGTTAAGCGTGACATTCAGGACGTTGGGGTGTTGCTCTATAAGAACGGCGGCACGCCGGAGGTTCGCGCGGCGACGGGGCCCGGCTACGGTCGCGTATGGAATGAGTCGATCGTCGGCTCGCTGGTCGATCGCTTCGGCGATGGCGTGACAGGTGATTGGCGCGTCCCGGGTGAGTTTGGGAAGTCGATCACGGTCACGAAGGACAATACAACGCTGTACGCATCTGATCGGGACATGTTCGTGTTTCTGGCTGATGAGCAGAACAGAATCACTGTCCCGGGTCGGCGCTATGGTGCACCGGGCGAAATGGCGCGCGGCTTCTTTGTTTGGAACAGTGAGACGGGCTCGCGCACATTGGGCGTGGCTACCTTCCTTTTCGATTACGTGTGCTGCAATAGGATTGTGTGGGGCGCCGAGCAATACAAGCATGTGACGATCCGGCATACCGCAGGCGCACCGGATAGATTCCTTGAGGAAGTGGGGCCAGCACTGCGGGAGATGAGTCAGTCATCGTCCCATGATGTGGTTGCACTGATCGGGGAGGCGAAGAAAAAGCGGGTCGATAACGTCGATGAGTTTCTGGCGAAGCGGTTCACGAAGTCGCAAGCGAAGGCTATTGCAGCGGCGCATCTGTCTGACGAAGGGCGCCCGATTGAGTCGCTGTGGGACGTGACTACGGGCGTGACCGCCTATGCTCGTGGCATTCAGTACCAGGATGAACGGGTGGCGTTGGAGCGGGAAGCGGGAAAAATCCTCGACATGGCTGCGTAGTCAAACTCGGGGCGGGCGCGGTGCTCGCCCCATTTCTTGGGGGTGACGAAATGGAGAAGCTGTTAAGCGCGGCGTGCGATCTCATCATTGCTGCGAAGGTGGTAACGCCGGAAAAGTTGGAAATTCCCTTGCCGGTGTTTAACGCGCTCTGGAAGGCGGCGATGGATGCTTACGCGGCGGAGCATACGGCGCGGGGGTTGGAGCGCAGCGGGTTGACTCGCTGCGTGGATGACGAAAGCGCGGAGAGGGGGCAGGCATGAAAGCAAAGAAACTGTATGAGGCGGCGCGTGATGTGGTCGCCAGTTGGCGAGACGGCGGCTGCGTTTATGATGCCGTCGTAGACCATGAGGCGCTGTGTGTGCTGCGGGCTGCGGTGGATGCGGAAACGATCCGGCGCCACGAGATCGAGCGCGCGCTGGTTCAGGTGCTCGGCAAGCTGAAGGGGGTCGCATGACAGCCGATTTTGATGGATGGGTGACAGGACCGCAGGCCAAGTGGGGTTACAAATACCACTTGGCGCACCGGGCGATGATGGACCCGGAACCACAATGGCCGTCTGGCTGGTGCACGGTCTGGGGCGTCGATCGGCCGCGCGGGGTGTGGATGGGCGTTATTGAGAATCCGATGGATGCGGAGGCGTTGTGGCGCGGCATGGGGCGCGGTTACTTGGGCGGCGGCTCTTGGGCTGCGTTCGATTGGCTCGGCTCCCTGTTCGTTGAAGGCTGGCGCAAGGGAATCTCTGTGGGGTAGTGTTGCCAAACAAGCGAGGGCGGCGCCATAATGCGGGCGCTGCTCTCGTTTCCGCGAAGCAGTCCGCCGGGGAGGGTGGAGGGTGCAGGTGAGATTGAACGATCAGGCGCAGATCGACCGCGCCATTGCTTTCTGTGAGTCGCTGCGCATGCGTGGCGAGTTGTCCGCTTTTGACTGCGCTCGTGCTGTGGCGCAGTGCCGTAGGCGCGTCTGGCTGCTCGCTGCTCGTCGTTCGCCTTCGCGAGGGTCGAGCCGCTGGCATGGCATCGAGCGCCGAGCGGAGGCTATACCATCCCCTGCAAGCCAGCAGGATGCGGCTTGCGTTCCAGACAACGTGTCTGCGCGAATGCAAACCGGAGCCTGTGAGGTACTTCCAAGTCACCCCCCGGTCCAAGGAAATGCAGGCTCCTCTTCGATTTCAAATGAGGCCGCGCAGCGGTCCATAGAAAAGAGCGCCGCATGAGCAATCATCCTGGGAAGTTGAGGCCATTGGCGAAGCCAAGCGAGCGGATGAAGAAAAACCGGCTTGCGAAGGCAAGATCGCAACAAGGCATAGGCCAAATGAGCATGTGGCCTATCGTTCACAAGCGCGAGCTTAGGCACAGAGCGGAGCAAGAGGCCCAGGAGAAGGCGCGGCAGAAGGCCATGCGGATTGATAGTGTGAGGCGACTATGAGCAAGCGGTCTAAGCGGAAGAAGCTGGCCCGGCGTGCGGCTTATGCTCGTATTCTTGAAGGGCAGGCGAGTGTGCTGGAGGAGCGTGCTTCGCAGCTTGGTGAAGTTGAGCAGGCCAAGCGTCAGGCTGCGGAGTTGTACAGGCGAATTGCTGCAGCTAGGCGCAAGGATATTGCTGAGAGGGAATCATGACGCGGGCTGAGTGGATGGTGAACCGCATGAACCAGCGCACAGAAGAGCGTTGGGATGAGCAGGCGAGGCTTAAGCGCAGCGCGCAGGCGAGGGCAGGATGGCGCAAGGCGAAGAGGCGACTGGCGGCAAGTAAGGCTCCTGTTGGCAAGGCGCAGAGAAAAGCCTAAGCTGGCGATCCAACGGACGGAGGGACGGGCAACGGACGAAGCTCATAGGTTCACCCAAAGCGAGTATGCGTTGGTACTCGACAGCATGACCAACGAAACCCAACCGTGGGAGTAGCACGGTCCCCTGTGATGGCCCGCAGGCGGGAAGGTGAAGCGGAGCCGACCCGATGAAGCACTCTTGTACGCAGCGTATCGCGTGCGTCAGCCCCGGAAGGGGGAGCCCCGACAACGGACAGGCAAAGGCCGTTGGGAGTGCAAAAGGATTCGCGAAAAGTTCGCCAGCAAGGAAGGCGGGCTAGGTTCTGCCCGCCTCAAACATCGCCAGCGGCGATCTGTCTCTAAAGTCTGCGGCTGTCGTTCTCAATACCTAGTTCCTGGTTTCAATGTCTGCGGTTGGGTCGTTCGCCTTATTTAAGCGATTGCCTTTGCAGTCTGTCAGCGCATCGGTGAGCTACGACATAGACGCTTGACCACTTGCCTCGCGCGCGGAAGAGTGTTTGACTGATTGGTGCGGGGCACGATAGCTATCCTAGCATCTACCCGAGCATCTGCTTCGTTGGCTGTCCAGTCCTAACCCACTGATCCTAAACTCGGGGGCCCATTTCGACACCCCCCGACTCCCCCTTTAGCGAAAGCGGACCCCCGCTCCCTCCCGTTGCACTGCGCGCATTCAGCTGCACAGCAACACGGCCTTTACACTTGCCAAACCACGGAATTGTTGTTGTTTTGCGACTGTGGTTTCTTTTTTTTTGGGTTGAGTGGTAGGGTGTTGCGCGTTCTGCAACAGGGTATTAGGATGCAGTGCAGAACAAGTGTGAAGAAAGGGGCTCCGGTGGTTGCAAGGGTGGTAGCACGCTGCCGAGGTGGATGGCCTGCTGAGGTGGTGGGATTAGGGAGGCGGCGGAGGTGCCGGTTCGAATCCGGCCTGGGGCTTCGGTGTTGGGGTTGTTTGTCGGGGTGGAATTATCTCCAAGGGGGTTGTTCTTGACGTTGACTTCGTTAGCTGAAGACTACAGTCACTGGCGGGTCGTTAAACAGCAGTCCTGTGGTAATGAGACAGGGGAGGTTGGCTGAAGGCGTTGCGGGAAGGCTTTTTTGCAAAATGAATGTGAAGTAAGCTGATGCGCATGTCGGCTGGGGGGTGGGATGGCGGCTGAGGGCGTATCGGTTGGGCGCTTGTTGTGGCACTGGCTGGAGCACAAGGCTGGTTGGTATCGTGAGCGCACGGAGTATCGGTGGTCCAACGGGGATTTGCTGCTGCGGGAGGTGTGCGAGCAGTGTGGGTCGAAGAAGCAGGCGGTGCTCGTGTACTTTGGTCGAAGGATTAGGGAGAGCACATGGATGCCGATAGAGGGCGCGTCTCCCGAGGTGGCCTATTACGTGTGGGAGGGTTTGCAGCAGAAGAGGCGGCTGTTGTCGGATAATTGAGGTGGATTGTTACCGTAGTGAACCGTTTGGTTAGCCGGGGGGCTGATATGGGAATCTTCGCGTTGATCTTGCTGGTGGCCTCTGTTGTGGTGTTCTTGCTGGCGACGGCGTGGATACCGGGGCCGCCGCGTCCGAATCTGATTGCGTTGGGTCTGGCGCTGTACACATTGCATGTGCTTGTGCAGAAAGCCATGTGATGGAACTCACATACACCGATTCTGCCGGTTTGCAGACAGCGGTTTCCGATATTGCCAACTTCAGTGCGGTAGAGAGCGAGTCTGCGGTTCCCCCGCCGATCTCGATCAAGGTATTGGACGTGACGGACGCGCCGTACAACGTGCGCGAGAATGGGGAGGCGGGCGAGAACGGGGCGGGGCTTGCGGCCTGTTACCGGGATGCGAGGGCGCAAGGGGCGCAGGTGGAGATACCGCCGGGGCGCTATGTCTATTCGGGCACCTTGATTCACGATTCGATTACGGTGTTCAACGACGGCGAGTTGGTGGGGGTAGATGCCGACAGCGGCTATTGCATGAAGGGGGCCGATCCGAGGCTGGTCGGGGGTGTGCTCGCGCACGAGGGTTTGACGGTTCGCGGCTCGCAGATGAACCATCACGGCATTGGTTTGTACGACCAGACCGGCACCTTTGAGATCATCGATGTGACGGTGCGCAATCCGGCGGCGGCTGGGATATGCATTTGGGATGGGCGCAACGGGCGCATCCTGGGCTGCACGGTCGAGGACTGTCTGGCCGACGGCATGCATCACGTTTCCAGCGGCGACGGGGTGAGCGGTCATATCTACGAGCGCGGCAACACGGTGCGCCGCTGCGGGGACGACTGTTTGAGTTTCGTGACCTACATGATCAACGCCAACGTCGTGCACGATGTCGATGTGTACAACTTCCGGGGCGAGGACAACACTTGGGGGCGCGGCATTACGATTCAGGGTGCGGAGCGCATCAACATTTGGACTGCGCAGCTGAACCGGATCAAGTGTTTCGGGATTTATTGCGGGATCGAGCAGAATTACGGCACGGTCAGCAAGGCGGTGCTGCACGATGTCAAATTGGACGTGTGCGGGCAGTGGTCCTCGGGTGCGGACACGCAGGACGGGGTGTTGATCAGCGGCTGGACCAGCACGACGGTATGCGAGTTGCACGATGTGGTGATCTCGCGCCCGATGCGTCACGGTGTTTTGCGCTATCACGAGAGCGGCAACACGTTTGTCGCGGACAACGTGATCTACCACGAGATTGCGGGGCAGGAAGTGTACAACGTGCCCTCTGGCAAGGAGCACGAGCCCTACGTTTATCCGGCGCGATTTGCGCGGTTTGTCGGGCCGCGCGGGGAGTAGCCATGCCGCTCAAGTCAGGCAAGAGCAAAAAGGTGGTTTCCGAGAACATCAGGACCGAAATGCGTGCCGGTCGCCCGCAGAAGCAGGCCATTGCCATCGCGTTGTCGAAGGCGGGCCGCTCCAGGCGCAAGGCGAAGGGGCGCTAGGGTCGTGGGCCGGGCCTCGGGCAAGAAGAAGCAGCGCCGGATCAAGAAAACGGCGTTGGAGCGCAAGCTTGAGGAGTTGGGGCTGCAGGACAAGCTGCGCCCGCTGCGCGATGCCGAGAAGCTGGAGGCCATTTCCGGCCTGAGTCGGGCCAAGGGGCAAAAATGATCGTGCTGGCCCTGGAGATATCGGATCGCGGGGCGCCCAGCATCATTTTCTACGAGCGCGACTCGGGCGATGTGCTGCTGCGCAGCTGGTACTACCCGGACGTGAAGACGGCGCAGGCGATCATCGATCAGATTTACACGGACATACTGGACGGGTCGGTGCTGTTGTCGGGCCCGGCGACGGACAGCTAGGTTTTGGCATTGCAGGTGTGCTATGTTGAGAGTATCGCAGCGCACAAGCGGGCTTTCTCCGGGGGGAAAGCAGGATGGGCGAGGTTTACTACCCGCCGCGACACCAGATCAAGACGCGACTAACGCCATCCGAGTGGCGCTGTATTCAGCTGGCGATAGCTGGGCTTTGCAACAAGCGCATTGGCAGTGCTCTCGGCGTTCAGACCGGGACCGTCAAGGCGCATCTGTACAACGCGATGACGAAGATTGGATGTCACACGCGCCTGCAGCTGTACAACGCCTTGCGCGAGGGGGTGCCGGAGCATTTGCGGCCGCGCAACTTAAGCGAGATGCAGCTGAAGGCGGTCAAGATGCTGCGAACCGGCTTGAGCGACGAGCAGGTGGCGCATTTGCTGGGGGTTTGCGTGACGACCTACAAGGGACGCCTGCAGGCCGCGCGCAACAAGCTGGGCATTTCCTCTCGTGTGGAGTTGCTGCGTCACGTTGACGAGGAGGAGACGTGTATTACGTGAGTGTGGGTTGGCGCGAGGACACCGGACGCCAGATTGAAGAGCGCCGCGACGCGGGCGAGAGCCCGGTTGTCGCCGATATCGAGCAGCTGGCCGCCGATTTGTATCTGATCGTGTCGGCTGGCGTGGATGCGCTGCTCAATCCGCAGACTGACCCGTTGTACGACCCGCTTACCGGCGAGTTGATCCCGCCGCAACAACAGCAACAACAACAGGAGGCATCATTACCATGACGAAAGACAAGGAAGTGAAGGGAAAAGAGCCACGCGAACCGGCAGACAAGGAGCACGTCACGATGGAGGACTCGGCCTACTGGTGCGAGTTGTTCGGCGTTGAACCTGACGGTCTGGAGCACGCGTTGAAGGTAACGGGCAGCGACAACCCGGACGTGTTGCGTCAGTTCATTCTAGGGACGTGACTTGATGCCGGGGAGGTGCAGATGGAGGGCTCAGATTTTACGAGTCGGATGGAAGAGACGCAGATGGCGCGCAACCTGAACGAGGCGGCGGCGCGTCAGATGCGCAGCGCGGAGGCACTGCGCGGGTTGGGCCGCGAAGCGGCGCGGCAGCTGGAACGCGAAACGGCGGGGCAGGGCTGCAACTACATGCGGGTGGGGGAGATGCTGGACATCCGCGCGCAGCGTTTGTGCGACAAGCTCGCGCAAGTGCGGCGCTGGCAGGCCGAGTTGCCGGTCGCGGTGCTGGACCTGCAGGTAGGCGAGTTGCATCGCCTGCTGGGCGGGTACGATTGAGTGTTGAGCGATGCGGACACGCCGACGAGGATGGGACCAGATGCCGTGAGGAGGTCTACCGCGATGGCCTTTGCAACAAGCACTGGTTTCGCCGCTACCGTGGCCGCGACATGGACCGCTCGCGCGTGCTCACCGAGGCGCAGATCAAGTACATCCAGACCAGTCAGCGCCCGGCGCGGCAGCTGGCGATGCAATTTGGCTGCTCGGCCTCGCGCGTGCGTGCGATCCGGCTGAAGTACCAGAAAGAAAAGCTGTCGAATTGAAACTTAAGACGTATCCAACGTTGAGCAGCGCGATGGTACGCTGTGCGTTGCATGCGTTTTGCATAATCGAGCAGCGAGACGGCGGTCGTTACGCGATTTTGGGCGAGCAGTATGCAACGCGCGCCGCCGCCGATGCGATGCTCTCGCTCATGCAGCGCGCGCATCCGCTGCGCCGCTATTTTGTGAAGGACGCAGGGTATAAAATTGCTGCTCCGCCGGGTCTAGGCTAGCTACCGAACGCGACGTTCTCCCTAATCGTCGCACGGCTCGGCGGTCCGTTTGTTCAAAAGGGAGGCGCTAAAAGGGAGAAGTCATGCGCTATCTCATCGTGCTGTTGTTCGTTCTCGCATCAAACCTCACAAATTCGCAGGTTTTCGCGCAATCGGCCTGCACGCCGGAGCAGCTGCGGGATCGCTACAAGCCCATTGTGCCCGCCAAGCAGTTGACCGAGCACACATGGTCGTGCCCGCCGCAGTATGAGTTGGTCAATCAGTCGTGCGTGTCGCCGGTCATCCGCGTTGTGGACCAGATCGACAATCTGCGCGGCACCTATCATGCGCGCAACGCCTCTGGGCAGACCCTGATCTATCAGGACGAGTACGGCTCGCAGTGGCACGTCGAACAACACGACGAGCAGGGCAGGCCAAGTGCGATTCGCCAGCCCGACGCCAGCGTGGTCACGCTGACGTGGAGCGGGGAAAACATCGCTTCGCGCACCGCCGAGGGCGACAAGGTGCTCTATTCGCTCTACGACAAATCGGGACTGCCGCGCGGGCTGGAAGTTCAGGGCATCGGCTGGATGTTCGCCTCGCCGCTCAAGCAGGGCGGGCTTGATTGGAGTCATATCGAGAGCAGCGGCGGGGCCGGGACGTTCGTCATGGACTTCGGTGGCCTGACGGCGGGCTTGCCCACGCCCCCGCCCTCGGTCAGCACGATGGGCGCGGCTGCCACGCCGGTGCCGTTGCGCCTGTTCGTGTTTTCGTTTCCGGTCGTCAATCTGCCGCCGGTGGTGGCTATCGGCATGGCCGGGGCGGGCGGCTTGTACGTGGGCAGCGCGATCTATCCGTTGATCGAACCGGCGCTCTCGCCGATCATCGATGCGTGCGCGGCGGCGGTGGACAGCGGGCGCGAGTGCCGCAAGGCGGCTAACGCGCTGCTCAATACCGAGTTGGCGGCGTGCAAAGAGGCGCGCTCCAGGGAGTTCAAGCAATGGCTGGAGTCGGACAAGCAGCGCCCGGCGGGCCAGCCGCGCGATCAGGCGTGGCTGGATCGGATCAACAAGGCATTCGGCGACTGTAATGCGGCGGCGTTCAAGAAATTCAGCGCGGCCATTGCCGAATGCTTCAAAGCCCAGGAGTGAGCCAGGAGTGAGCCATGATCACAGTCGAACAGAGTGAGCAGCTGAAGGCGCAGTACATGGAGAACTTCGCGTTCAACGCGATGCAGGGGTGGGCCAGTGCCAGCGGGTTGTGCAAGGACTTGCAGGAAATCCTCGACCGCTATTTTGCCGATCCGGCGATGACGCGCGAGCAGTTGAGCAAGGAAGTCGCCGATGCGTGCTTGGGGTGGGGCGAGTCGTGGAAGAAGCTCGACTTCGAAGACAAGGAGGGCTGATGGACACGCAGGCCGTGTCAGATTCCATCAACGTGTGCCTGAGCCATCTGTCCACTATGCGCAGCGAGTTGGAACAGCTTATTCTGCGGGCGATTGCGGGCGAGTTGGACCCCGATCAGCTGCTGCGGGAAGTGGCGAGCACGCAGACCTCGCGGGTACTGATGCAGCTGGCGGCGCAGCAGATCGATACGATGGTGTCCGAGAACCTGAAGCTGGAGACGATGATCGCGCACTACGCGAGCGGCTGGAGCCGCGAAGAACTCAAGCGGCAGTACGACGCCAGCAACGGCGCGCGCAAGGAGAGCGCATGAACGAGGGCGATTCCATCGAGGCGTTGCAATCCAAGATCGGCCAGCTGCAGGCGATGCTCGATGTCATGGCGCAGCGCGCGAGCAGCGCCATGTTCTGGCAGTTGCTGGTGGAGACGTATCTGGACGGCGGATTGTCGGAGGAGGAGATGCGGGCGCGCGTGCTGCACTACCGCTACCGGCATCCGCAATCCAGTACGCGCCAATGAGGACCGAGTGAGGACCGAGTGAGCGGCGGCGACGCGCTGGTGCAGATCGGGCTGGGGCTCACCCTGCTCGGCGCCTACGTGCTGTTCGTGCTGTGGGCGCGGCGCGAGTGGTTGCATGCGGAGCCCAGCAACCGCCCGGAGCAGTGGCGCTTTCCACCGCCGCAGGAGGAAGCGGCGCCGCAGGAGCCGCCGCCCAAACGGCGCTGCCGACGCCGCCGGGTGCGAAACCGCCCGCGCCGGGCCATCGTGGTCGTGACGTGAATTTAGACCGCACCGAGCTTTTGCGGCGCATGTCGGAGGACCGCGCGCTCGCGCTGGACATGCTGTTTTCGGCCAAGCACGAGGACGCGACCCCGGCGATCCACCTGAAGATCGTGCAGGCGTGGCGCTCGGCGCACGAGCGCGTGCTGATCGAGGGCTTTCGCGGCAGCGCCAAGACCACCAAGGCGCAGGAGTTCATCGCGGTCGAAGCCTGTTACGCCAACTTCCCGTTCGGCCTGCTGTTTGGCGAGACGTGGGACAAGGCGTGTGAAAAGCTGGAGAACATCAAGTTCGCGCTCAAGACCAACCGCATGCTGATCGGCATGTTCGGCACCCTGCTGGGCAAGGGCGCGACCGACAAAGTGGACTCCATCGTGCTCACCAACGGGGTTCGCATCGACGCCTACGGCAAGGGCCAGTCGCCGCGCGGTCGCTTGCACCACGACGCGCGCCCGACCTTTGCCATGCTGGACGACATCGAGAACAAGCTGAACGGGGATGTGGCCTCCAAGGAGGCGGTCGATACCACCGTGTCGTGGTTGTACGCCGAGGTGATCCCGGCGCTCGATCCCAAGCGCGGGCGCATCCGCGTGAACTGCACGCCGGAGGGTACCGACTGCCTGCCGGTACGCCTTCGCACAGACGACAGCTGGATGCGGTTGTACTTCCCGATCTGCTTGGGCGAGCCGGAGGACGAGGATGCGCAGCCGCTGTGGGAGTCGCGCTTCGGCCTGCCGTGGATTCGCAATCAAAAGGCGCTGTTCGAACGGCAGGGATTGTCGGACGACTTCGACCGTGAATATATGCTGCGGGCCCGCTCCAACGAACTCGCCGACTTCGATGAGCGCGACCTGCAGGAATGCCCGGCCCTGCCAACCGACCATCTGCCGGTGTGGGCGATGTACGATCCGGCGCGCACCAAGGATCGGAAATCCGACAACTACGGGCGGGTGGTTGCCGCCTTTCACGGCAACACGATCTACGTCGTGCTCTCGGGCGGCATGAACTGGAAGCCGTCCGACATGATCAACGACCTGTTCGATGTGAACGAGCAGTACCGGCCTATCGGCTTGGGGGTGGAGAGCGATTCGCTGGAGGACTGGATGCGCGAGCCGATCCGCGCCGAGATGATCAAGCGCAACACCGTGCTGCCGCTGGTCGATCTGCGCGCGCCCAACGACAAGAGCAAGCACGACTTCATCCGGGGGGCGCTGCAGCCGTTTTGCCGGGCGCGGGCGATT